TGGCGTGGGCCTATCGCGAACGCGCCGCCCAACTTCGCGAACAAGCGAAGAAATCTTCCATCGTGCTGCCGGATGCGCCGGCAGCACGCCACCGCAACCAGTAATCACGTCCTGGGAGGGACACACATGGCGAAGCGACTCAAGCAAACATACCAGCAGGAACCGCGGCAGGAGGAGGAACCACGTGAGAAACACCACGAGCCTCAGCATCTTTCGAGGGTCGAAGTCATTCGCGTTCGTGTCCTACGAATGATGCAACGCGACCTCATGAGCCTGCGCTCTTTTTTGGCCGCGATGGGGGGCAATCAACGGGTTGTCGAAAGCCTCCGTGGCAAATCCGGCGACGAGATCCTTGCCCGATGCGCTGACTACGTGATGCAAGAACTTGGCGACAACTCAACCGCTCGTGACTGGTACGGCAATTCTGGCGCCACACGCATGCTTGCCAGACGAGTCAAGGGGTGCATGGGCCCAGAGAAGCCAACGTCTGAAGTGGAGGGCTAGTAGATGGCGAAGGGCAGGAAAACTGGCGGGCGAAAGAAGGGCACGCCGAACAAGGCGACTGCGGCCAAGGCGGCTGAGATTGCCGCAACAGGCGAGACTCCGCTCGACTTTCTGCTGCGCGTGATGCGCGACGAGGATCGGGCGTTCGAGTTCAGGCTAGATGCGGCCAAGGCTGCTGCGCCGTACGCGCATCCGAAACTTGCCGCGATGGAGCTCACCGGCCGCGACGGTGGCCCGGTGCCGCTCGTGGTTGCGCATAAGGACGACGTGAATCTGTGAAATTCACGCGGCGTCAGGAACTCGCGCAGCAGATGCTGGCGGGTTCAGCCAAGCACGCGCTGCTGTATGGCGGGTCGCGCTCTGGCAAGACGTTCCTGATAGTGCGTGCGATTGTGATGAGGGCGTTGAAAGCGCCAGGTTCAAGGCACGCGATCCTGCGCTTTCGTTTCAACCACGTGAAAGCCTCGATCATCGAGGACACCTTCCCGAAGGTGATGGCGGTGTGCTTCCCAGGAGTGGCTTATCACCTCGATAAAACATCGTGGTTCGCCACGTTCGACAACGGCGCGCAGATCTGGTTTTCCGGCCTCGACGACAAGGAGCGCACTGAGAAGATTCTCGGCCAGGAATACGTCACGATTTACTTCAACGAGTGCAGCCAGATCGCCTATGAAGCGCGCAACATCGCACTCACGCGTTTGGCGCAACAGGTGATGCAGCTCGTCGACGGCGTTGAGCCGGCGGCGTTGAAGCCGCGGGTGTACTACGACTGCAACCCGCCGAATAAGGGCCATTGGGTCTACAAGCTGTTTTTCCTCAAACAGGACCCCGTGTCACGGCAGAAGCTGCGCGACCCCGACGAGTACGTGAGCATGCTCATGAACCCTGTCGACAACCAGGAGAACTTGGCGCCTGACTACCTGCAGACGCTCAAAGACATGCCCGAGCGGATGCGCAAACGATTCCTCGAGGGGCAGTTTGCGGAGGCGAATCCGAATGCGCTGTGGACCGAGGAAACGCTGGAGAAGTGGCGGGCGTCCGGGGTGGTGCCCGAGTGGCAGCGCATCGTGGTTGGGGTCGATCCATCGGGCGCAGCCGACGAGAACAACGAGAACAACGACCCGATTGGCATCGTTGTATGCGCGCTTGCCACAGATGGCGTGGGCTATGTGATTGAGGATTGCTCGTTGAAGGCGGGCCCGCGCACGTGGGGGAATGTGGCGACGAGCGCATATGATCGCCACGAGGCCAACATCGTCGTGGGCGAGGTGAACTATGGCGGCGCCATGGTGGAGCACGTGATCCAGACATCGCGGCCGCGCACACCGTTCAAGATGGTGACAGCATCGCGTGGCAAGCACGTGAGGGCCGACCCGATTGCGGCGCTGTTCGAGTCTGGACGTTGTCGCATGTTCGGTGAATTCCGGGACCTGGAGGCCGAATTACTGGCGTTCTCGACCTTGGGATACACGGGCGAGGGCTCTCCAAACCGCGCGGACGCCATGGTGTGGGCGTTCTCAGAGCTGTTCCCTGGGCTTGTGCGTGAGCCTCGCAAGGGGGAGCGCCAGCGCTATGCCGAGACGTAAGGCGAACCGGGCGGATGAGATCCGCGCCGAACTTGAGCGCATGCGCAAGGCCAACGAGGAAGGGGTGCTGTCGAACCCGGAATACGCCGCGCAGTCGGCGCGATTACTGCATGAACTCAATCGCGTGAGCACGCAGCGGCGCTACGCCGAGACTTGACGCTCTTGAATTCCGCCGATGACCCGCGTGAGTGTCGCGCGCCATGGGACTCTTCGACAGCCTCTCCGGCCTATTCCCCGGCTCCAAGCCGTCCTTCTCGAAGAAGGGCCTGGGTCACAGCCTGTTGTCAGGCGGACTGCTCCCGCCCCTGACGAGCCGCTCCACGAGCGATGCGCTCGGCATTACGAAGCCCGAGATCCCGGAGGTGCCTGGTGCCCCGACGATTGACGACGGCAGGCTACAGCGACAGGAGTCCGACCGGCTGCGTAAGCGGCGCGGCATCTTGGCGAACGTGTTCGCAGGCAGTGGCGCCGGCTCGCCGATGGTGGGGACAAAGACGCTGATGGGCGGTTGAGTGGACGCCAAGCCATTGACTGCAGCAAGGCTGCTCAAGGCCAAGCGCCTTTTCGGTCAGGCCGGACAGCAACCGAGCATCGTCCGGCTGTCAGTTGCCGGAATTCTTGAGCGCAGAAAGAAGGACCGCCCGATTATCGAGGCATTCTTTCGATGAGCGACGACGCCGACACCCTCATCAAGCACCAGGCCGCCCTCGAGACGAAGAAGGCGAACTTCATGACCTGGTGGCAGGACATCTGCTACCGCGTCCTGCCGGCAGAGGCGACGTTCACGACGATCAGCTCCGAGGGCGAGAAGCGCACCGAGCGGTTATTCGATTCGACGGCAGCCAAGGCCAACCGCGCCTATGGGTCGATCCTCGAGGACTTGGCTACGCCACGCAGTTCCCGCTGGCACGGTATCGGTGCCGAGAACGAGGAACTCTCCGAGGATCAGGAGACCGACGAATACTTCGACGCTGCGACCAACGTGCTGTTCTCCATGCGCGAGAAGCCAAAGTCGATGTTCTACGCCGCCCGGGCGAAGAACTACCTCATGCAAGGCGCGGTCGGAAACCGTGCGCTATTCATCCCCGAGGTGGTGGGCGATGGCAGTCGCTACATCCCATGCCACATGCGCGAGATCACGTGGGCAGAGGATCAGTACGGTGCCATCGACACGATTTACCGCAAGTACCCGATCATGGGGAAGAACGCGATTGCGCAGTTCGGCGACCAGTTATCGAGCGACCTGCGCACGAAAATGCAGGAGAAGCCGTTCGACACCTGGCAGTTCCTGCACTGCGTGAAGCCGAACGAAGAGCGCATCCCATCGCGTCGCGATCACCGCGGCATGGAATGGTCGGGTTTCTACGTGTCGCTCGACGACAAGTCCATCGTGGATGCGGGTGGATTCTGGGAGTGGCCGTGGGCCATCGCGCGCGATGATGTTGCGGTTGGCGAGAGCTACGGGCGCAGCCCCGCGATGATGTGCTGGCCGTCGATCATGACGCTGCAGGAGCAGAAGAAAACAATCCTGCGCGCCGGCCAGAAGGAGGTCGACCCGCCGATCCTGCTGTCCGAGGAAGGTCCGCTCGGGCCGTTCTCGCTCAAGTCGGCGGCCATGAACTACGGCGCGGTCAGTGCCGATGGACACCCTCTCGCCGTGCCGTTCAAGACCGGCGCGAACATCCCGCTCGGGCTCGAACTCATGTCGATTGAGGGCCAGGACGTGCGCGATGCGTTCCTGTCGAGCCTGTGGGACATGATCGTCAACGAGAACATCGAGACCGCTGCGCAGGTGTACGAGCTTGCGAGGAAGCGTGCGATCAACCTGGCGCCGCTCATGGGCCGCACCCACAGCGAGGATCTCGGCCCGATGATCCACCGAGAGCTCGGCATCGCGAGCCGCAACGGCCTCCTGCCGCCGTTACCGCGCAGGCTTGCCCGCATGGGTGGCGGATACAAGCCGGTGTACACCTCCCCGCTTGCCAAGGCCATGCGTGCGCAGGACGGGCTTGCCATCGTGCGCACGCTCGAGGTGCTGCCAGCGGCCATTGCCGTTGATCCGCGCGCGCGTCATGCCGTGAAGATCACCGAATCCATGCGCGAACTCGCCGACATCAACGGCATGCCGGCGAAACTCGTGCGTTCGCTCGAAGAGATCGGCGCCATTGACGCGCAGGAACGCGAGCAGGCCGCTGCCGCAGCCGCTGCGAGCGTGGCGCCTGAGATGAGCCAGGCTGCGCTCAACGCCGCCAAGGCACAGCAGATTCGTCTCGGTGGGGCTGCGTGAAAAAGCCCGTGTCTCGGGCACGCAAGGTGCTCGCGTACCAGCGCACGTTCAACGGCGCCAACAACAAAGCGCCACATCTCGACGGCCAGATCGTGCTCGAGGACCTGCGCAAGGTCGCGCGCATCGACAGCGGCGGCCTTGTCAAAGGACAGGACGGCCACACCGACCCCTACGCCTCGCTCTACCGTGCGGGCCTACGCGACATGTACCTGCGTGTCGTGATGATGCTCGGTCTCGACGAGGCGACCGTGTTCGACACCACAGAGGAATCCGGCAATGAACCCACTGCGTCCACGTAAACAGATGGCGGAAGGCGGCGGAGGCGGAGGCGGCACCCCCACCACGACGCCTGCACCAGCGCCCACGTTCGCCTACGCCGACGAGCACAAGGACTACGTCTCGACGAAAGGCTGGAAGGGCACCGACGACGTCATTACCTCCAACAAGAACCTGGAAGCGCTGCTCGGTGCCGACAAGGCGAATCGCGGCGTGATCTGGCCGAAGGACGATCAGGACGTCGATGGCTGGAAGGCGATTCACGGCAAGCTCGGCGTTCCCGACGTAGCGGAAGGCTACGGCCTCACCGCAGCCGAGGGCGAGGATGGCAGCTTCGCCAAGGAATTCGCCGCACAGGCGCTCGCCAACAAGGTGCCGAAAGGCGCTGCTGCGGCGATGCTCAACTGGCTGCGAGAGACCGCGAAGAAGGCAGGCGAGGCTGACACGACCGCCGCGCAGGCCCGCTCTGCCCAGGAGATGCAGGCGCTCGAAACGGAATGGGGTACGGCTGCCGCGACGAACAAGGAACTCGCACGGCGTTTCGCAGGCGAACTCGGAGCGACACCCGAGCAGTTGAATGCGATGGAAGCGGCGCTCGGCACTGCGGC